CGGTTTGCCGGTGGTGTCGATGTCGATGTGGTAGTTGCCGGTTGAGTCTTTGATGATCGAGCCTTCTGATCCCCCTGGGCTGTAGGTGAACTGAGTCGCCGGGCCGTTGCCTACTCGATAGGCGAACAGAACCTCGGTGGGGTCAGTCACGGTGCCAGCGACCGAGGTGAACGGCGTGGAGGTGTAGAACCGAACGACGGTTCCTGCATAGATCAAAGAGTTCATTATTCCTCCGCAGCTGCGATGACGGTCGGGTAGCGATATCCTGCGCCGACGATGGCGTGCTCCGAGTTTGCCACGACTGTCGAAGTCTTCGCCGAGAGGCCGACGACTGAGTTCTTGACTGCTGGCGTAACGGTGGGAGTCTTCCAGCCGACCTGAACGTGACCGGGCCTTGGAAGTGCGCCGACATCGAGGAGGTAGCGGCCGTAGGGAATTGCTGGCGGTGGAGATCCAGCGAGGTCGCCGACGTAGATGACGCCCATTAGAAGAACACCATGAAGTTAGAGTTCGGCCTACGCATGAATCAGTCCGAACATTGAGTTGAAGCCGTTGGCAGTGCCGCCCCACGTTGTAGTCATGGACTCACTTGACTGTCCGACGATTTCCTGAGCCGTCAACACTGCGAAGTTACGGCCACCTGACCCGGGAGTGGTGTAGCACCGAACGTTAGCCGGATAGCCGCTCGTGAGCGATCCGAGGACTGGTGTTGCTGTCAGGTTGAATCCGCCAGATACAACGAGCAGAAGCATGTCTGTGTAACCCGATGTAGTGACTGTTGGAGTAATGCCGTTCTGAGTCGTGCTGTAGGAATATGCTCCAATGGGCGTTGAGTAGATTGGACTGCTACTTGGTGGTGTAACAGTTGATGAGCCGAACGTGACTAGTTTGCAACCGAGCAACCTTGGCGGCGACGCTCCGAGTCCTGTGTATAACACGTTGTATTGAGCACCACCTGATGTCAAGATAGCGATGCCACCACTCGCTGAGAATCCGGCTGTGCTAACTACAGTAACCGCCACGCTTGACGAGTTGGTGATTGTTGGAGCGGTGCTGTAGTTGGTGTAGGTAGTTGTTGATCCTTGCAACTCACGAATGAGAAGCCATCCCCAGTTCTGACCGGATCCCATGCTGATCGAGACCGAAGTGACGCCTGCCGTGTTGCATAGGCCGTATAAGATTCGAGGAGCCGCAGCCGTCGCTTCGGGGAACGTGGCGCTCCATGTGAAGCCTGATGACGATGAACTGATTGCACTGGTCGATCCCGCATTGTAGAAGACCACTAGAACGTCATTGACCAATGTTGGTGATGGGAATGTAATCGTCTGAGGCGAGGCCGAACTGTTGCTGGAGCCTGAGTAGATAACCTGCTTCCATTGTGAAGCACCAATGCCTTGACCAAGCATTAGACAATGTCCCCCACGACGATCCAAGTATTAGCCGCTATTCGCATAGCCGAGGCTGATGAATAGCGAGTTCGCAGAGCCGGAGCGGTGCTGGTGTATCCGGTCGAGTAGATCGTCACACCTGAAGCGGCTGCGAAGGTGACTTGTCCTGTTCCTGTTTGGATAATCTCAATGATTTGTCCGTAGGTGCTTGACAGGCTCAACGTTGTGTCAGTGCTGAGCGTGACAGTTTCAGCGCTTGATCCGGTAAAGGTGATTAGTCCACCAAGGTCGGTGCTGGCGATGGCATAAGACGATGACTGGTTGTTGACGCCAGCGATGTTGTTTCCAGATGAACCTTGAGCACCTTGGTTCCCTTGACTGCCTTGCGCCCCCGTAGCACCCTGAGCTCCTGTAGCACCTTGTGCGCCCGTACTGCCTTGAGCGCCAGTTGAACCTTGAGAACCTGTAGAACCCTGTGCTCCGGTGGCTCCGGTGCTGCCTTGGAAGCCCTGCGAACCTTGAGTACCTTGAGTACCTGTCGAGCCTTGATAGCCCTGCGCTCCCTGAACTCCCTGTGATCCGGTTGCGCCTTGGCTACCTTGCGAACCTGTCGCTCCTTGAAAACCCTGTGTCCCAGTTGAGCCTTGAGCGCCTTGGTATCCCTGAGAACCCGTTGATCCTTGAACTCCTTGCGTACCCTGTGCGCCTGTCGAGCCTTGAGGGCCGGTTAGTCCCTGGTATCCCTGAGCGCCCTGAGACCCGGTGGTTCCTTGGAAGCCTTGCGTACCTTGATTACCCTGTGAGCCTTGGAAGCCTTGGAAGCCCTGCGAACCTTGGCTACCCTGCACGCCCTGAGTTCCTTGGGTGCCTTGGCTACCTTGCGAACCTTGTGCACCTTGAACTCCTTGCGAGCCGGTTGCACCTTGAACACCCTGAGAACCCTGAGCACCTGTCGCTCCTTGGCTCCCAGTCGCTCCCTGAGCACCCTGAGATCCTTGGACGCCTTGCGTACCCTGTGCGCCAGTTGATCCCTGAGCGCCAGTTGCGCCGGTAAGTCCCTGCGGCCCCTGAGATCCTGTCGAACCTTGCGTACCCTGTGCTCCAGTCGAGCCTTGCGCTCCCTGAGGTCCGGTGTTGACCAATGCCTCTGAGCTCTGCGTCCAGTAGTTCGTGCCGTCGTAGGTGGCGCAGATGTTGTAGATCGAGCCGGTCGGAACGGTGAGGACGGCCTGACCGTTGGCGCCGATATCGGCTGAGGTTGCTGTGGCGTCAGCAGTGCCAGATGGTTGAGCGGTTCCCTGTGCTGGGACGTTTGTGTATCCAAAGCGGCTGATGTTCCATGCCGTGACACTGACTCCGTTGACTGGGCCAGCCACGCCGGCGACGTTGATGACAATGGTCGAGGTGGTCATGCGTCTGCGATCTCCAGAACTGCGGTGCGGACTGAGGCGTAGACCTGCGTGATCTGGCCTGAGCCTTTGAGGGTACGAGGGTAGAGCGCTTGGATGTCGATGTCTTCTCCACCGGGGAATGTTCCTTCGCCCCATTGGAAGATGTAGCCGGTGCCGGCGTAGGGTCCGGTGCTGGTCGCAGCTGTGCCGGCGTTACGGTCAGCGCGGATGTAAGCCACCAGCGCATCGAGGAAGGTGTCGGCGTCGGCTCCACAACTCTCTGACTTAACTGCGGCGCTACGAATGAAGCAGTCCATGATGAGTTCGTACTCGACCACTTTGCGACCAGTCGTCGGTCCACCCATCGCCGCTCGACGTTCCATCTGCTTGCCGATGTAAAGGAAGATGACGGCGCCGGTGTTGTGACCGGGATCCTCATTGACGAAGAAGTCACCCTCTGGCGTGAACTTGGCCGGGTGAGGGTAGACGTTGCTCAGGTACGGAATGGACGTGCCTGCGCCCTGTGAGAGATACGAGGCGACGGCCGCTCGAATAGTGGAGCGAGACACTACTGGTCCTTGGTAGCAATAAAGAAGCCGACGCAGACGACTAGCGCGAAGCCGATGCCGAAGACGTAGATACCCATTATGAGCGTCCCCAGACTTGGAGGAAGGCGTGAAGCAGTTCCTCGGCGCGAGCGAGATCTTCGCTTCCCATGTCGGTCTTGCCGCCAACGCTCATCGGCTCGCCGGTCTCGGCGATGACGAGGCCACCTTCGCCACGTTGCTTGATGCCAGCGACGACGAGGTGGATCACGGCCTGCTTGATCGAGGCCGGAAGCACTGAGACGTTCGTTCCGAGTTGATGATTGTAGAGAAGGCTGGATGAGAAGTTAAGCGTCTGACCAGAGATGCTCGAGATCTTGATCGTCTCGGTGTTCAAGCCATCCCAGATCTGAACCGTCTGTCCAACGTAAGCGCCTACGGTCGAGCCGACGGTGATCGAGGTCGAGCCGGCACTGACTGAGGCGGTGCTGAAGGCGTTGAAGAAGCCGTTGACGTAGGTGTAGGTGATGAAGTCAGCCTGAGCGCCGTATGAGCCTCCAGCTGCTCCGAAGGACAGGGGGCCGGCGCTTGTCCAGTTGAAGGCTCCGGAGAGAACGGTGAACTGGCGATCCTCGATCCAGACGTTGCTCGAGGAGACGGGGATCGAGGTCTGCGCGGATGGCACGTTACCGATGGCGACCGAGTCAACCTCGAGGATGGGCCAGTACGCCGGGTGGATGACGTAGAAGCCTTGGCGGTTCTGACGGTAGCGACCTTGCTCGGTGTTCAGCGTGGCGCACATTGTTCCCAGCGGACCCATGACAATGTTGTCGGCCTCGGCTGAAGCCATGAGGATCAACTGAGCCAGCGCGTCGTCTTGCTGTGCTTGCGTGCCAGCAGGAACGAGGTTCGAGAAGTCGATGGATGATGCGATCGGCGAGTTCTGAAACTCCGTCACCGTGATGTACGGGACTCGGTTGTCGTAGGAGATGTTGGCTGGGTTGATGCTCATGATTGGGCCTCTAGGTTCGTGCCGCCGCAGCGACCGCATGAGTCTTTGATGATCGCAACGAAGCCGCAACTCGTGCAGGTGTAGCCAGGGGATCCAGCACCGATGCGGATGCCTCGAGTCGTGAAGTCGCCGGTCTTACGCATGAGGGTAGCGACGGCTGGGTTGTCCACGTTGAACACGCCATCTCTGCCTCGGGTCGCAACGACGGAGTCGCCTATCGACACCTCCTTTGCTCCATCTTCGGGGCCAAGTAGTTGAGGCATTGACAGACGACTCCTTCGGTTGCAGTTAGGCGTCCGTCGGGGGGTCTCCTTTTGGGGAGACAACCGCTTGGTGAGAAACGGGAGAGACCGCCCCGACGAACTACCTAAACAGTAGTGGGTGACTACTGAATACC